TTGTTGTTTGAGTGACACTACCTTTGAAAAATTGTGAAGCACCATTATGACACCCAATATTATGCTTACAGGCGTTACCCCATGATGAAAGGGAAGCACTAAATCCTTGATCAAGGTCTGTAGCTGCAATAGCCATCTCATTTCCGTTTACGAATAGTTTTACTTGCGCTGGTCCTTCTGTCTGACCTTGATCAATGCTTACTAAAATATGATAAAATCCAATATCTCTAAAAACCGCAGTTGTTGAATATATTATCGTTTTAAGAGTTGAGGTCTCAAGATGTATATCAAATGTGTCATCGCTTTTAAATGAAAGGCGATTGCTCCTACTGGACCCACCAGTTCCACCAGTTGCTGAAAAAATTGTTTGATCTGAACCAAATGAATACCTCTGCACCCATGTTGAAATAACAACTTTAGTTTGTGCTGAACCGCTACTAAATGTTTTTTCGAGTGTATCAGCACTACCATCCAACCAAATTGAGTTACCAATTAAAGTTGGATCAAATGCTGCTGCTCCACTAGTAGCTGCTGCTGCTGCACCAAAAAGTAGATTATTAGAAAAAACCATGTTTAACTATTTCCATATTCATTTGTTAAAATTGCATGTAAATTTTCTGCTGTATTATCACTTGATACTGATACAACAATATAATCTAATCTAGAAACTGCTCCACTACTAACAGCTAAAGTAGGCACACTAGCACCAATAAATTTCCAACAAGTATTATAAGCTAGTGTTCCACTGCCACCAGATTGAATAAAGAATATACTTCCTGTCTGTCCTTTAGTAGCATTAGTTGGTCTAGCCAATGTGTGTGCTGCTGTGACAGTAGTAAGAAAATTTTGAGCATTAGAAAAGTTTAATGATACAGAAGTAATACCATTAATAGCTGTTGCTGATATAGCTGCTGCTGCTGACTTAGCTAAAAATAATTGTCCTGCTAAACTTACATTACCTGTAATTTGTGCTGCACCACCGATAGTAGCTGTACCGCCTACATGTAAATTACCTGACACTGAAGCATCATCATCAAATGTTGCAGCGCCTGTAGCTAGGAATGTACCTCCTATAGAAGTATTACCTGCAACATCTAATGTGCCACCAACAGTAGTATTACCACTTACACGTACCGTTCCTAAGAACCCTGCTGCACCGCTTACGGTAGCAGTGCTTAAAAGATTTACAGCACCACCAATAGATACCGCACCTCCTATTGAAGCTGCTCCAGCTACTGTTGCTGTACCACCAATATTAATATTACCTGATACGGATACATCATTATCAAAGGTTGCTGCACCTGTAGACATAAATGTCCCGCCTACTGATGTATTACCTGCAACATCTAATGTTCCACCAACTGTAGTATTACCGCTAACTCTTACAGTACCAAGAAATCCTGCTGCTCCTGACACAGTAGCAGTGCTTAAAAGATTAACCGCACCACCAATAGACACTGCACCTCCTATAGATGCCGCACCTACTATTGTTGCAGTACCTCCTACAAGAAGATTATTAACTGAAATATTTCCTGCAACTGAAGCAGCAATACCTGTTAGATTAGAACCATCTCCAAAAAAAGCACTAGCACAAACTTTAGCATTAGTTGCTTGAACATTAGAGCCAGCAATCGTAACAGTTCCTCCAATGTTAACATTACCACTTACTGAAACATCATCTTTAAAATGTCCTGCTCCTGCTACAGTAACAGTTGATCCTAAGACTGTAGCTCCCTCAAGTGACGTAGCTCCACTAACTCTAACAGATCCTAAAAATCCTGCTGCTCCTGATACAGTTGCGGTGCTTAATAAATTAACTGCACCACCTATAGATACTGCTCCACCTATAGACGCTGCTCCTGCAACTGTAGCAGTGCCTCCTATATTTACATCACCTGATACAGATACATCATTATCAAAAGTTGCTGCTCCAGTTGTAATAAGAGTACCTCCAACAGATGTATTACCAGCAACGTCTAAAGTACCTCCAACAGTAGTATTACCACTAACTCTAACAGTTCCTAAAAATCCTGCTGCACCACTAACTGTAGCAGTGCTTAGTAAATTAACTGCTCCTCCTACTGAAAGAGTTCCACCAATTGTAGCAGTATTAGCAACTATAAGAGAACTTACAGAAGTATCTCCTGATGGAGTAATGCTAGTAAGATGCCGTCCACTACCAAAGTAAGAGCTTGCACATACATCTCCAGTAACTTTTAAAGAGCCTCCTACACATACACTTGAAGATACAGCAAATGCTCCACCAACTCTTATAGCACTAGAAGCTACAAATAAAGCAGTATTAGTTCCGTCTCCACCTTCAACTTGAGTTAAAGATGTAGATACAGCACCATTGCCACTTACAGCTAGTTTTAATAAACTTTTGTAAGTATCTGATATTCTTTTACCTGTTAAATCAAAATCACTCATGCGCTGTTCCAAACTGGTGAAATAACTTGATCACTCATATTATTAGGGATTCCATCCCAAAGCAAGTTAGCAGTATTCCACGTTAAGTTACGACCTCCTGAATCAGGTCTAGGATTGTCTATTTTAGTATCATCTCTTACATCAGGAGTTTTATTTTGAGGATGATTTTTTAAATCAAATGCACCTTCATAATCTTCTGGACAAACAAGCAAACCAAAGCTATTTAGTTTCATTACTCGATGCGGATATCTAAAACCACACACATCGCATATTGCTAATGCTTTACGATCTGTCGCCATTAGACAGTCCTAATTTTAGGCTTAAAGAAAATACTTGCACGTTCTTTATCTTCTTCCATTGCACGTAACAGAAGTTCTTCATAGTTTGCTTTTAACATTGCCATGCGTTCATTAGGAACATTAGGACGTTTTAATGACATATAATATGCAAGACCTCCAGTTAGACATGGAAGAAATCTTTTAGGCATATCTGCATTTTGTAGTGCAGATTTATTTACATCCTCTAGTTGACTAATCCGTTCTATCTTTAACACATCTGTACTATTATCAGGAATAGGCCAAATACTAAGAGTAGGATTATCACGATTTCTTTTAATTGTATATTGTGTAGCTCTACCTGTTTGAGATTTATTAGGAATAATTAAATACTCTTCAAAAGAGATACGAGTTAGTTGTAGATCAGTATCATCTCTATTAACTACAACTTCAAGAGCATCAACTGTAGAGTTACTCAATGCATATGATGTTACACTAGCTGCAACAGTGACTGCTGTTACTTCCGTAGACCATAACAGTACACCTCTATTTTGCCAATCAGTTAGCATTAAGTTTATAGAACGACGAGCAGATGCAGGTTCATGACCAAGAGTATTCTCACCCCCAATCATTTCTGTTGCTTCTTGAATAACCTCATCTATATCAAGGTTAAAATTAAATGTACCGCTAGTAGCCATTATGTTCTATGCTTCTTTCTAAGTTGTTGTTTAGCAGCTTTAGCTAATCTAGATTGTTCTGGTTTCTTAGCAAACTTAGCACGTTGTTCTAGAACTGTAAGTATTTGTATTTTTCTAGCATAAGGTTTATTTATTCTTTTTACCTTTGCTATTGTTTTTTTAGCATCTTCAACAGTAGCATACTTAATACTAACAGTATCTTTTGGATTCTCATCAGTATATAATCTACGACCAGAACCTTTAGGTTTTTTACCAGTTCCTACTTTAGGGTCTTTACGTTTAGTCATAACAAGAAGCTACCAATGCTTGTCCACCATGTTTAGCAAATGTTTTTACCATTGTAGGTTTACCTCCTACACCTTGAGCTTTTGCTCGTTTACGTTTAACTGCTGAAGCTCTTTGACCTGCTGTCATACGTTTTGCTTTTGCAAGAGGCACACACTTAGGATATTTTCTTTTACTTTTTTTAGCAGACTTTCTACCACAGGGTTGAAACTTACCATCTTTTTTGGGTGCACCAATGTCCACCCATTTCTCACCAACCCACTTTCTTAAACCACCAGTAGTTCCTTTTTTAGCTTTGACTTTCTTTTTCTTTTTGCCCCCTTCTTTTATTTTACCAGAACATATGGCAGATGCATACATATTAGCATAAGCTGATGGATATACATCAAACTTACGCTTTGCAGCAGCTTTACCTTTGGGACAAAGTTTAGCCATTACCTAGTCCTACCACCAGACTTACGACGAACCGTACCACCACGACGACGCTTTACAGCACCACCTTTAGCAGCATACTTAGTTTTTTTACCCATTGTGCCTTTAGCCATATACTTAGTTTTTTTACGCATCATCATCCTCCTGATATAAGTTATTAAAAGTTATGTGTGGATCAGTATAACTATCATGTATCTCTGATGAATGTATATACTGACTTGGTGCAAAGTCTGGAGCGCCTTCTCCTGTTACCCATAAAGCAGGATTTGTAACTCTGACTCTGTTGTTAGGTAATGCTACAATATTACCTGTCCATTTATCTGCATCAATTAATTGTAATACGTGACTTTGTTTATGTTGTGCTGGATCATCGCTTATGTAACTATCAGTATAATCTATGGTAAACATATAGCGAGCTTTAAAAAATTCTCCATTAATTTTACATAACCAAGGACTTGAGCTAACTCTATCCATTACAATTATAGCATGATTTCTTGATGAGCAATCCCAAGGTTGAGCTAGATGAGTATCCATTCTATCTGGCATTTCTTCTAAAACTTCATCTGCTATTAAAGCTGTTATGGGCATCCTTGCCCACATTGCTCCACCATGTATATTTTCTTCTTCATCAATACCTGTAAATACAACTTGAAAACTAAGACATCGATCTGGAATTGTATTTACTGCTATAGCTAAACCGTGTAAATATTCTCCTTGATACTCTTGATGGTTATGTGTAAACTCTTTACGTACCCAACATTTAAAGTGTGGTATATTACTAATTAAATATGAAATGATGCACCTCCTTTGTTAGCATCTCCAACGTCGCCTTGCTTGACGTAATCTTGAATTAGGATTTTTAGCTGCCTTTGGAAACTTTTTCATTTGTCCTGCTGACCGAGCACAAAAACTTTTACGCCTCTTTGCACGTCTACCTGTAGGATTTTTTTCAGTAACAGCAGTTTTTAATTTACTTCCAGGATTATCTCTACGATATTTAGCCACACCTTTAGCAGTCATACCCGCTCCACTTTTAGTAGGACGTTTATGACCACC